TTCTTGTTGTTCCAGGAAAACAAACAGTTGATGAATGGGAAAACGCAGGACAAGAAATAAAAGATGCCAATCCAACAAATCCCGCACATGATGTTATTGATATTGAACAAACTTGATACATTTAGAGTGATTCCTTAGTGATTCCTTAGAGATTTAAGCACATATGAGTACTGACTATTGACGATACACTTTAAAACGTTTAAAAGAGAACAAAAAATGAAATTATTTGGATTAAAACCTATTATTATAAACCCTTCTCCTAAAAAACCTACAAGAGGCGTAGGTTTAAGTAAAGGAATAAAACGAATTTCGGAGGGTTATCATTCTTACTGGAAAAATATCACAGAGGAAGAATTAAAACTTCGTAATGAAAAAGTATCCAAAGGTTTAAAAATATTTTATGCTACTCTTACCAAGGAACAAAAGGATGAAATATTTGCAAAAAGAAGAGCAGGTAGAAATAAAATACCTCCAAGACGTAAAAGTGAAATTCATTCCATAATAGCCATTAATCGAAATAAATTTTATGCAAGTGATTCCTACAAAACAAGGGAAACAAGGGAATTTATGAGTTATACGCAGAAATTTCCACAAAAAAAGAAAAAGATCACTCATGCATACAAAAAAGTAAACATCAGAACCAGAAATAATAACCTATTTTTTGAAAAAGACGTACCAAGAAAGAAAACTCATGGTGTAATTACAATGCCAAAAAAGGAAAAGAAAGAAGATGGCGAAAACTAAAGCTATATGGACTCCTTTTCCGGGAGCACAAGAAAGATTTTTATCTTGCCCTGTTTGGGAATGCCTACTTCATGGGAATAGAGGTGGAGGAAAAACTGATGTTTTGTTAATGGACTATCTTCAAGGTGTAGGACAAGGTTATGGATCAGATTATAAGGGATTGATTCTTCGTGAAGCTACAACAGAGCTTGGAGATCTTATAACCAAATCTAAAAAGTGGATTCCTCAGATTTTTCCTAATGCCACATTTAATAATCAAAGAAAAATATGGACTTTTGCAGATGAAGAAACATTATGGATGAATTATGCCCGAGTGGAAGACGATTACGAAGCATATCATGGACATTCGTACTCCATTAATGCCAATGATTTCACATACTTAGCAAATGGAACATACAAAAAAGCAAAAGATATAAAAATAGGTGACTCCCTTAGAACTTTGCAAGGTTCAAGGAAAGTCACCAAAGTATTAAAGTACAAAAAACCCGCTATAAAAGTTTCTGTTTTAGATGCGGATTTAAATTTAATAGGTACACAACATCAGGGGATAATACACCCTGTCTTGACCACCGCCGGATGGCTTCGTATAGGGTTGTCCCACTCGTTTCAAATGCCTGAGCAATCTGTAACTGGGGAACACCTTTTAAAAGAAGTTTCTCAATTTCTTCATGGAATTCATCAAGAAATCCTTGAGGTCGTAAATTTGACTTCCTCGGGTAATTTTTTTCCCATCTCTGCAAGTATGCCCAAATGGTATTCTTGTTTGTATCAAATTGTTTCGCAATTTTTGCATTCGATAATCCAGCATTCTTCAATGCCAGAATTTCAGCTTTATGAACTTCTAAAAAACCATGAGACTTTGTATTATAAAAGAATTTTGGGAATTTTCGTTGAAGGGTTCCGACATGAATTCCCAAAATCTGTGCAACTTCTTTGTTATTGTTTGTTTTTAATAGATCTTCTACAAGGGATTCAGAAATCACATGTTCGTCTCTTGCAGTCCACTCTATTTCATTCAACTTGTTCAAAACCACACGGTCAACACAACTTACAGTCGTACCAAGGCGTTCAGCAATATTTAAACGAGAAAGACTCACATCTCCAGATAGTTTCCGAATTTGATTTATTAATACGGAATCAAACTGTTTTGAATGATATTTCCTCATGTGTTCCAAATTTGATTTACAAAGAACTAAATTGTTTAGATCGTTATTTTCACGGTCATGGTCCAGATGATGTCCAACTTCCACGGGTGTTAGGAATCTTCCAATCTTCTTTTCAAGAAAAAGACGATGTTCTAAAACATGACCACTCCACTTTGCAAAAGGGTGATCTGGACATTTTACCAGAATGTACCCCAGCGGGCGATGTTTCGGCCTTTTATACTCATCCTTACACCCATGAACTCTGTCAAACAAAACTTCCATTGGAATCTTTATCTTTTTCAGTTTCTTCATGTGTTGCTCCTATTGATATGGTTGATTTTGAGGTAGAAAGTGACAATCACTATCTGTCATTATTGAATAACATAGATAATGAAAATAGTCAACAATTGCTTTTGATAAATCAGAACTGTTTTATTGGATGGGAGGAGCTAACAAACCACCCAACTGATAAACTGTATCTTAAAATGATGTCTTGCAGTCGTACCGCAAACAAAAACATCAAGTTAAAATACAGAGCAACGTGTAACCCCTCTGGTCCGGGCCATCAATGGGTAAAAGCTCGTTTTATTGATAAAATGAAACCGGAAAGAGTTTTCACTGATGAAAATGGGATGAAAAGAACTCATATTGTTAGTTCTTTGACTGAAAACCTTGCTATGATGGAAGCAGACCCAAACTATACAGCAAGATTACATGCCATGACCAAAGATAATGATTTGTTGAGAAAGGCATGGGTCTACGGTTCATGGGATCTTGTTACAGGTGGGTTTTTTACTGATGTTTGGGATCCAAGGATACACATACTTCCTAATTTTAAAATTCCTAAATCTTGGAAAATAGTTAGAAGTTTTGACTGGGGATCAAGTAGACCTTGGTCAGTTACTTATGGTGCAGAATCTAATGGAGAACAACCTGAACCTATTGATGTTCCTCTTCCCTATTTTCCAAATAAATCAGTTGTTATTGTAAAGGAAATATATGGGTGGAATGGTGTTGCTAATGAAGGAGATAGAGCAACTTCCCCTGTTATAGCTAATCGGATTTTAGAGGTTGACAGGGCTTTGTTTCAAGAGTATAGTATAAGGGTCCAAGCAGGTCCAGCTGATACTTCCATTTGGGATGTTAGAGATGGAACTTCCATTGGTGCCTCAATGAGTGTAGCAGGGTGTAATTGGACGAAAGCATACAAAGGTGCTGGATCAAGAATTTCAGGATGGGCAATTATTCGACAAATGTTAGGAGCGGCAAAACGACATGATCTTGAAACTCCTCATCTTTACTTTTTTCAACAAGCAGAACATCACATTAGAACATTACCTATCATGCAGAGAGACAAGAAAAAACCGGAAGATATTTTTACAGAGCTGGAAGACCACGCAATGGATGGATTAAGATATCTTCTGGCAAGAAAACTTATGGGAATGAGAAGAAAAAAAGTAACAATGTAAATTTTAAAATAAGGAGAATGCCAATGTTGAAAGCCGCATCAATGTCCTCTGAGGAAAAACGCTGGGAAGCAGAAAGTGACGCCAGAACCCTTGCACGAGCAGAGGAAATTAAAGCTGATTCTAAAAGAGTTCAGAAAGCATCACAGGCAGCAAAGAAAATGGCACTTGAAGCCTCAAAGGAAGCCGCATCAATGCAAAAAGTGGCATCAGGAAAAGTAAAAACCACCAAAAAACAAACATCTTCTCCAGGTCCTGTTAAGAAGGCCCCACCAAAAAGAACATCAACTGGAAAAAAGAAATAAGGAGGCAAGATGATAGCTGTTGGAGCAATTGACACTATACATAGTGATTATGTGAAAGTCGAAAGAATGTGGACAAGAATTAGGGATTGTATGGATGGAGAGGATGTTATCAAGGACAAAAAAGAAAAGTATCTTCCTCGTCCTGCTGGAATGTCTGGTGACTATGAAGGAGCATATGATAATTATATTGAAAGGGCTCATTTCCCTCTTATTACTTCTTATGCTTTATCTGGTGCTCTTGGTATAGTTATCACTAAACTTCCTGAATTTAATGTTCCGAAACAACTTGAATACATTCTTAAAACTGCCACAAAAGATGGTAAAACAATTCAACAATTATTCCTTGATGTTGTTATTGAAATATTCCAAACTGGAAGAGTTCCTCTTTTGGTAGATGTTCTTGATGATATACACCAGTTTAGGTTTGTTCAATACAAAGCAGAAGATTTCATAAATTGGAAAACAGCCGTTGTAGGACATGAGAAAAATCTTATTTTAGGTGTAATGAAAGAAAGTAAACCTCTAACCAATGATATTTTTTCCCATGAGGTAGTGGAGCTTTCCAGGGTTTTATCAATTGATGAGGCGGGTATGTATCATACAGCCCTTTATGATGGGACTACTTTGGAGGATGATTCTGAAATTGTTCCTATTTTTATGGGTAAAACAACGTCAAAGATTCCTTTGTATCTTGCTGGATCTATTAATAATTCTTTTGATATGCAACCTATCCCTCTTGCGCCTGTTGCTAATTGTTCCATCCAGATTTATCGTAAAGAAGCTGATCTTGCAAATTCAGAATATCTCTCCTGTAACCCTACTCTCTGTATTGTTGGTGCAACTAACGATGGTGATCTTCCTAATGTGGTAGGTTCTTCTGTCATGATTGTGCTTCCAAACGAACTTGCCAGAATCTTCTACACACAAACAGATACTGCCGCATTGACTCATGTAAAGGCACACATTACTGATCTCTATGACGAGGCCATTAGACATGGTGTTGCTATACTTGATGCCCGTAAGGGAGTAGAAGCCGCAGAAGCATTACGTATAAGGCAATCAACGCAATCAGCTTCAATTTATTCCATATTCCTTGCTGCCATGAATGCGATTAAACAGGGATTGGAACACATGTGCGATTGGGCAGGATATGACAAATCAAAAGTTGTTCTTGATGCTCCTAACTCACTTACACAAGGTATTCCTGATTCTGGTTTAATTAAGGAAATGGTAGAAGGTTTTGCTGGAGGTGTTATTCCTCTTCCCGTTATTCATAGGTATTTAATCTATTCAGGATTGTTGGATCAGACCATAGGTTACGATGAATATCTTGCTGTATTGCTTGAAAATAAGGCCATAAAAGATAAACTTGGTCTTAATGCACAAGCTGTTGCAAAAACAACAGATCCAAATGGAACTGTAACACCTGAGAAAAAAGTTCTTGACAAAAAGAAAGCAAACCCCGAAAATGTATAAATAAACATAAGGATGCTTAATTTTGAGAATTAAGTTTCCTTAATGGAGACACATGAAAAAATAAGTTTTTATGTGTCTTAACTTAACCGGAATCCTGAGGGTCTTCACATCTCTTGAGGAGAATCAAAATGCCAGTCCTAACACAAGAAAGATTAAAGGAAGTATTGCACTATAATCCTATGACTGGTATTTTCACAAGAAAAATAACACTTTCAAGTAATGCGGCAAAAGGAAGTATTGCTGGATGTAGTACTCCTGAGGGGTATAAACAGATAAGAATTGATGGAAGCATA